AAATATCTAGGCCTATTAGAGAACAAGCATTGCAAAACTTTCAAAAAGTTCTGGTAGATGCTCGTAAAGACTACGTGACAAACATTGCTTTATCTTTTGCTACTGATGAAGATAGGGAAACGTATCTCAAAACTCTTAATGATTATAAAACTGGTAAATCAACTGGGAATAAGACGCTTGATTCTGTTTTAGGGGCCATGCAACCAGATCAATTTATTGCTGCGGTTAAGACAGTTAGAGAGTTAAATACTTTTGCTGAAGCAGACAATAAGCGCATTGTTGAAGCTGAAGAGGCAAAGAAAAAGGCTGCATATAATGTAACACGAAATGATCTGTTTACTAGGCTTACAAATATGGAAGCCGGAGACACTTCGAGTATTGTAACTATTGCCGATATTCAAGCCGCAAATCTTCCTACATTTGGCGAAGGAAGCAAAGAGACATTTCGTATTTTGTTAAACAATATCAATAAGAAAGATACGAAACCAGACGCAGCTTCATATTTAGAAATAACCACCAAGATTCAGTCTGGTGAAATTGTGTCAACTGATCAGCTTGAGCCATACGTTCGTTCTGGCAAGATTGGTATATCGGAAATCAATACATTAAGAACACTCATTGATAACCCAGATAAACTTGAAACAAAGCAGATTACTCAATTTATCAATAGCGCAAAGAATGTGATTATTGGGAAGAATGAGTTTGGCGTTGAAGACCCGTTAGCTCAAGATCAATTTCTTGCATTTACATATCAATTTGACAGAAAATATAAAGAAGGGATTGCAAAGGGCTTGACGCCCAATCAACTCCTTGACCCGACTCAGAATACTTCTTTGTGGCCGATGGTAAGCACTTACAAGCGTTCATTGTCTGAAATTATTAAAAGTCAGGCAGCAGAGATGATGCGTGAATCTGGAAAGGCTGCCGAAATACCAAGCCTTACGCAAGACGAAATTGCAAAGCTACCGTCTGGGCAGGGAATTAAGTTTATTGCTAAAGACGATCCGAAGAAGATTGTAAGGACTAAACCATAATGGCTGAGTGGTATGATCAATATGCTCCTGCAAATGAAGCCGTAGAAGCTGAGAAGCCGTGGTATGAAAACTATGCCCCTACAGAGGGTATAGCAGCGCCAGTTCCGCAACTTGATCAGTTTACAGAGCAGCTTAAAAAGACGATTGAAAACTCTGGCAAAAAGCCACTGACAATCCTTGATGCGCTTGATGCTGGATTTGGTATGTCTGTTACTGGACTTATGACCAGAAACGCATTGCCAGACAGACAAGTTTCTCCAGATGACCCGGCAGCAAGCCGTATTGCTTTCTCCCTCGGTCAAGCCGTTGGTGATTTCCCAGCGATGGTTGCTGGTGCTTGGTATGGTTCTGAATTAGGCGCTGAAGTCGCTGGGCCAACCGGACAAATGCTCGGTGCTGGTGGCGGTGCTTTTGCCGTTCCAGAAATCATTAGGAACGCATATATTCAGAATCTGCAAAAGGGTAACATTAAGAATTGGGACGATTACTGGGGTCGTTTTTCGGCAACGGCAATCGCGGGAAGCAAAGCATTCGTAGTAGGTGCTGGATCAGTTGGTGCTGGCGCAACGACTAAAATGGCAACGCAAGCCGCTGGGCCAGTTATTTCAGACCTTGCCGGAACATCGGCAGAAATCGCAGCAATGGCTGTTCTTGGTCGAACCATTGAAGGCGAAATGCCTACTATGCAAGACTTCACCGATGCGGCTATTGTGGTTGGCGGGGTGAAAGGCGCACAATTTACAGCGTCAAAATTGATGAATATTTATTCTCGCACAGGCGTAAAACCGGATCAGGTTGTTCAACTTACATCTGACAACCCAATATTAAAAGCTGAGATTGTTTCAAAGTCTAACGATATACCATCAACATTTGAAAGCATGATCAATGAATCAATGCTTCCAGAAATAATGAGGAAAAATAAAAAAGTAATAGCCGATCTTCAATCAACCTCGGCACCAAAAGATTTTGGCGGGAATCAAACTGTAGCTAAAGTAGAAGTTTTACGCCCAGAAAATATTGAGCCGCTTAAAATAGAAGAGCCTAAGCCATCGTCTGATGCTACTAAAAATATTCTTGATAGGATTGGAGAACCTGAGCGTAACACGTTCAATTATGACGCAATGAAGGATAGCTTTATTACGTCTGTTGTAGATAAATACCATCCAATATTAAAGATAACAAAACTTCTTGAAGGCGAAAAACTTGCTACGCTAGATAACCCGTATGAGCTGGCTCGGCTCACGGCTGGGAACTTTGGCCGCGCTGACCAATTTCTCAAATACGGCACCTATGATTTCAATACATTGCAAACAAACGGTAAGTCTCTACTTGATTTGATTAAGCCAATTAAGGCTGAATTTGATGATTTTAAAGCATACGCTATTGCTCGTCGTGCTGAAGAGCTTTCTACCCGTGGTATTGAAACTGGCTTTAAACCAGAAGATACGTCTAAAGTATTAAAGCAGTTTTCTGATAATGCTAAATTCAAACAAGCATTTGATGATCTCGTTCAATATCAGAATAACATTTCAAAATATATGAAGGACTCTGGTGTTATTGATGAAAAGACATACCAGCAAATGCTGGAAGTCAACCAATCATATTTGCCGATGTATCGGTTCTTTGATGAGAAAGGCAAGCCGCAAAGCGTTCGTGGCCTTAATGTAAGAAACCCGATTAAGAAGATTAAAGGCTCTGAGCTTAAAATTGTTGACCCAATCGAATCAATCGTAAAAAATACTTATCTTTATATAGACATTGCAGAAAAGAACAGAGTTCTGTCATCTCTTGTAAACCTTGCTGAATCATCGGCGCGATCCGATTTGATAGAAAAGGTCTCTGCAAAAGCAAAAGTAACTAATGTTGATACTGGAGAGATTAAAAAGTTTTTAGCTGATCACGGTATTTCTATCGACAATATGCCAGAAGAAACGATGTCTGTATTTAGGCGCGGGTGGCAGACCCTTGCGGCAGATGAATTTGCCGTTTTTAGGGATGGCAAGCGTGAAGTCTACAAGGCTGACCCAGAGTTAATTGACTCTATTCGACAAATGGACGCATCAACAGCAAGCCTGTTTACTAAAATTATTGGCGCTCCGGCAAGATTCCTTCGAGCTGGTGTAACGCTTTCTCCCGATTTTATGGCACGTAACGCTATAAGAGACCAAATGGTAGCCTTTATACAGGGCAATGGGTATTTGCCAATATATCATGCAATGTCTGGAGTTGGCTCACTCCTTAAAAAGGACGCAGCATACCAAGATTGGTTAAAATCTGGCGGCGCTAATGCGGCAATGGTCGCAATGGACCGTGATTATATTAAGAAGAACATCTTAAAATTGAATGAAGAAACAAAATTTATAGATGCTGCGTTTAACGTGATGAAAAGCCCGATTGAGCTTTTACGCGTTACAAGCGAAGTAATCGAAAACGCTACACGCTTGGGGCAATTTAAGGCATTGGCAAAACCCGGCGATACCCCTTCTGAAGTCTTTCAAAGAGGGCTTTCCTCCAGAGAGGTTACAGTAGACTTTGCTCGCGAAGGGTCAAAATTAAAGAGTTTGTCAATGATCACCGCGTTCCTTAATGCGCGTGTTCAGGGCATGGATCGTCTGATCCGTCAGGTTAAGACGAAGCCATTTGAAACGGCGGCAAAGGGTATAATCTCTGTCACGGTCCCTTCAATGTATTTGTGGTGGGATGCATACTCGGATGAAACCCCGACAAGACTCCCAGATGGGACAATAACCACACGCGGCGCAATCTATCGCGACCTCCCAGCTTGGCAGAAAAACGTGTTCTGGATCATTATGACCGGAACGGATGAGGATTTAACGATCTTCAGAATACCAAAACCATTTGAATACGGCCTTGTTTTTGGCTCATTGCCAGAAAGAATCATGGAGAGCTGGGTAGAAAAAGACCCGAAGGCGTTAAAGGACTTTGGTAAAACATTAGCCGAAAGTCTACTGATTGACGTTGTTCCTACAATAGCTGTCCCTCAAATCGAGCAATTTGCTAATCGCTCATTCTTTACTGGTCGGCCCATTGTTTCGGCATCAGATGAGAAAATCTTGCCAGAATTTCAATATAATGAATACACAACCGAAACGGCCAAATTGCTTGCTAAGGGTATCAGAACGCTTCCTTGGATGGACCGCGCTCCACAAGGGCTTAGCATCCAATCACCTATGGTTGTAGATAATTACATCCGGCAATGGACCGGGTCTCTCGGGCCTCAAATTATCTCAGTAATGGAAAATAGTTTGGCCCAAGCTGGCATAATTGCTGATAAAAATCTTCCAGAAAAGCCAATCGAATCTTTGCCTTTTGTTAAGGCATTTTTGATTCGTTACCCGCAAGCTATGACTGACTCAACGGAGACGTTTTATAAAGCGTTCCGCGAACGTGAAATTACATTTAATACGTTTAAGTCTCTTGCCAAGCAGGGTGACGAGGCTGCCTCATCGTTCCTCTTAAACAATAGTTTTGAGATGATGAAGCCGCAGGCGATCCAAAACGCTTTAACCCAGAACTCCCGTATTATTTCGATGATTGTGGCCGACAAGAGCATGAAGCCGGAAGAAAAGCGCCAGTTTATTGATATGCTCTATTCTCAGCGCATCACGATGGCCAAGCGCGGGAATGACATATTGAAGGAATTGGATAAAGCGGCAAAAGAGGCCGGATTGAAATAAACGTGTGTTGACAGTATAAAGGTCTAAATCAGGGGATTTGCTATGGCTGACTATAATATTACCGCAGTAACGAGGCGTGTAGTTTACACCGGGTCAGCGGGAACCGGACCATATTCCTTTAGCTTTCCCGTTCTGACGCAGTCGGATTTGGCCGTCTATAAGAACGCCACCAAACTGACGCTCACGACCGATTACACCGTAACAATCAGCGCAGTAAACGGCACTGGCTCAATTACCCTTGTCAGCGCAGCCACTAGTTCCGACCGCATCACGATCATCGGCGCTCGGACAATTGAGCGCACGACCGACTTCGTGACCGCTGGCGACCTGAAGGCATCCTCACTAAATGAGCAACTGGATAGCCAGATCATTATGATCCAGCAGCTTGCCGAGGAAAACAAGCGCACTCTGAAGGCTCCTCAATATGACCCGGCGGCTGTCGAAGACGGCGGCACGGTCAACATGGTGCTTCCGGTAGCGGCTACCCGTGCAAACAAGGCTCTCGGCTTTGATGCCAGCGGTAATCCAAGCACTTTGATTACAGTTGATGCAATCAATAATGCCCAGACCTATGCGACTAATGCGGCTAGTTCGGCTACAGCGGCAGCATCTAGCGCGTCCTCTGCCTCATCTTCTGCTTCGTCAGCATCATCCAGCGCATCTTCGGCCTCGTCATCGGCCAGTTCAGCATCATCATCGGCCAGTTCTGCCAGTTCGTCGGCAAGCACGGCTTCAACGGCTGCCAGCAACGCATCGACTTCAGCCAGTAATGCGGCGAGTTCTGCAAGCAGCGCGTCTACGTCGGCCAGCAATGCGGCTTCCTCGGCTTCAGCTGCCTCTGCATCGGCTTCAGCGGCCTCTACATCGGCTTCTAATGCGGCGGCAGCCCAGACAGCGGCAGAGGCAGCAAGAGACCAGACGCTGACGGCGTTTGATAACTTTGACGACCGTTATCTCGGAACAAAGACATCTGATCCGACGCTCGACAATGACGGTAATGCCTTGGTTGCCGGAGCCTTATACTTCAATTCCGTCTCTGGAATTATGAAGGTTTACACTGGCTCGGCTTGGGTAGCGGCATACGTCAGTGGCGCAGGGTTCGTGGCTCAAGACAGCGCTACTGGATCAGCCTATATCCCGACAGGAACGACAGCACAGCGGCCTAGCCCTGCTACTGGTTACTTCCGTTTCAATACGACATTAAGCCAATTCGAAGGCTACAATGGCACGGCTTGGGGCTCTATCGGCGGTGGTGCAACTGGTGGTGGAACTGACAGTGTGTTCTTCCAGAATGGACAAACGGTCAACACAAGCTATAGCATACCAGCCAATACAAATGCTGGCTCGTTTGGACCCATTACGATTGGCGCATCAGCGACAGTAACTATTCCTTCTTCATCGACTTGGACGGTGGTTTGATATGGGCAATCTTACACTTAACGGCGCAACATCGGGCCAGATTACGCTTGCACCGCCAGCGGTAGCAGGGACAAATACGATCTCATTGCCAGCACAAACGGCAACCGTCCTTACCGATTCATCGGCGGCTATGAACATTGGTTCTGGTCAAATCTATAAGGATGCCTCCGGCAACGTCGGGATTGGGACGAGTTCGCCATCATATAAATTAGAAGTTAATTCAGGCTCTAATTCTTATGGTGTTAGTTTTTCTGCAACAAGTGCAGCTAATTCACTACTTGCTTTTAGAGATTCTTCAACAACCAGTATTGGCCCGTTTGTTGGGTCGTCTGGTAACAATCTTGTATTTGGTCGTGGCGGTGTTGCAGAATATGCCCGTATCGACTCCAGCGGTAATTTGCTGGTGGGGGCAACGTCATATGCTGGTTTATGGGGCGGAGGCATTTACTCTAACGCAGATATTGCGATTGGAAATAATTCTGGAACTGCTGGCAGATATTGCAGATTAGATGGATTCTCTGACAAATTAAGCGTTGTTTGGAGTTCTTCTTCTACAGACAACAATTCTATCTATTATGCTTGGGGCGGAACAGCTTGGGTAAATTCATCAGATGAACGGTTAAAAGAAAACTTAATTCCGATTGATAATGCGCTACAAAAAGTAAATTCTTTGCGAGCTGTTATTGGTAATTTTATTTCAGATGAAGAAAAAATAAAACATCCGTTTTTGATTGCTCAAGATGTACAGAAAGTTTTGCCAGAAGCGGTTGATGCAAATGATCCTGAAAAACTAGGCGTTGCGTACACAGATGTTATTCCGCTTCTTGTAGCAGCAATGCAAGAACTCAAAGCAGACAACGATGCGCTCAAGGCTCGCATTACAGCATTGGAGGCTAAATAATGCCTGCACTTCTTAAGACTACGCAAATCCAAGAGCCGTCATCGGCATCAGTAAACCTGACGCTTGATGCTAATGGCAATGGCACCTTTGCTGGCACATCTGTCATGTCATCGCCATATACGATGCGGAATAAGATCATCAATGGCGCAATGGTCATCGATCAGCGTAATGCGGGGGCGAGTGTAACGCCAACGACTGACTTAACGTATTTGTTAGATAGATGGTTAGTCGGGCTTACTCAATCATCTAAATTTTCCGTTCAACAAAATGCTGGTTCTGTAACTCCGCCAAGTGGGTTCTCAAATTATCTTGGTTGCACTTCACTATCTGCTTATTCTGTTTTGACTGCGGATTCATTTAGATTAAGCCAGCGCATAGAAGGATTTAATTTTAATGATTGCGCTTGGGGCACTGCATCAGCGGTAACAATTACTTTGTCTTTTTGGGTGCGTAGTTCATTAACTGGAACTTTTGGTGGGTCACTTACAAATTCTGCACAAAACTATTCTTACCCATTTACGTTCATTATTAATTCAGCAAACACTTGGGAACAAAAGTCTGTAACTATAGTCGGCCCAACAGCAGGCACATGGGTTGGAGGGACAAACGGAATAGGCGTAATTTTGAACTTTAATTTAGGTGCGGGAGCAACTTATTCAGGTGCAGCTGGTTCATGGTCTGCAAACACTTATTTATCAGCTACAGGCGCAACATCAGTCGTCGGCACCAACGGCGCAACCTTCTACATCACAGGCGTCCAGTTAGAACGCGGCACTGTCGCTACACCATTTGAATATCGCAACTATCAGCAAGAGTTAGCGATGTGTCAGAGGTATTTTGCTTTAGCGCCTATTTATGGAACTGGGATTGCTTGCACTACAACAACTTGGGATTGCACATTTGCTTTTCCAGTTCCCATGAGAGCAACTCCAACAATGTCAGCAAATACTACAGTAACAATAACAAACGTAACGACTGCCGACTACACTCAATCATCTGCAAATATCAATACTGATGTAAATACAGGAAGCGCAACAAGTCATTTACGTTTTGGAAATTTTACTGGATTGACAGCTGGTAATATTTATCAAGTGAGAAATGGCAATATATACGTCAATGCTTCAGCGGAGTTATAATCATGTATAGTAATGCTCAATATACAATTTATGATTCTATCCGCGTTGACATCAACGGCGTGACTAGCTTTGTCCCGCTTGATCCCGCCAACTCAGACTATGCCGCGATCATGGCCATCGTCGCTGAAGGCAAACTGACCATAGCGCCAGCTAACGCTGAAGGAGCAAACTAATGCCCGTAACCATTAACGGAACAACTGGTATCGCTGGCGTAGATGGTTCTGCTGGAACCCCTGCTGTCCAAGGCACTGATACTAACACGGGTGTATTCTACCCTGCTGCTGATACGGTAGGTGTATCTACAGGCGGTAGCGAGCGTATGCGCGTGGACAGCAGCGGCAACGTTGGGATTGGGACTAGTTCGCCACAAAGTCGTGTTCAAATTGTTGGGTCTGCGGCTGCTGCTCCAACTGGAGGCGATGGTCTTCATCTCGGCGCTGCTGGTGGTTATGCCACCATTGAAATGTGCGGCACAACTGGAGGCTATATTGATTTCAGCAAGGGCAACGGAACGGATCAGTTAGGTAGAATTATTTACGATAACGTAAATAATATTATGTCGTTTAATACAAACAGTACTGAACGCGCCCGCATCGACTCCAGCGGCAATCTGCTGGTGGGAAATACAACATCTCCAAATACAACACGTTTGTATGCAAAAGCGTCCACTTCAGATGGCACTACCAGAGCATTTTATTTAGAAAACTCTGCGGGTTCTGTGTTGTTTACAATATTTTCTGATGGTGGTTTTAACACGGGAACGGCAGCATTTGCTCCTTATAATAACACGACAGCAACCGCCGCAAACTTAAATGTCGATTCTTCAGGTAGTTTTAAAAGATCAACATCGTCGCTTCGTTATAAAATAAATGTTCAAGATGCCACGCATGGTTTATCCGATGTTATGAAACTTCGTTCTGTAACATACAATGGTAAAAATGACGGCGATAAGGTCTTTGGTGGCTTTATTGCTGAAGAGGTTGATGAGGCAGGTTTGTCTGAATTTGTTGCCTATGATGAAGAAGGTCGTCCAGATGCCCTGCATTATGGCAACATGGTTGCTCTCATGGCAAAAGCAATTCAAGAACTATCCGCTAAAGTAGATGCACAAGCGGCAGAAATCGCAGCACTTAAAGCCAACGCTCCAGCATAATAGGTGAAACATGTCAGATGATCTCAACCAACAAATCGGACGGTTAGAGGCTCAGGTCGATATGCTTCACAAAGATATGTCTGAGATGAAAATTGAGATTAAATCCATAGCCGCCGCCATGAACCGCTGGAAAGGCGCTGGTGCTTTATTGGCCCTGATCGGTGTGGTATTTGGGTTCTTCGTGGACTTGGCTTTCAAAGCAATAGGTCGTTAATGGACCCGATTACTCTGATAGCCGGAGCGACTGCGGCCTATAACGGGCTGAAGTCAGCTATTGCGGCTGGCAAAGAGATACAGGAGATGGCTCAGGACTTGGGCAATCTCTGGAACGCTGTCGGGCAGCTCACCCATCTAGCCTCTACACCCGTAAAGAAGGGCCTGTTCTCCAATCCTGCTGACATCGAGAAGCAAGCTATGGAGCGGTATGCTGCCAAGGCTAAGGCTTTCAAGATGCAAGAGGAGATCAAGAACCTGTTCATTTCCATCTACGGTGTTGGAGCCTATGAGTCGGTGCAGCGGGAAGTCATAGAGATTCGTAAAGAAGTAGATCGCCAGCATCGTGAAGAAGAACGGCTGGCTGCCGAACGTGCCGCAGAACTAAAGGATGCCGCTGGCTTGTTCCTGATCGTCATGGGACTGATCGTGGCCATTGCCGTAGTTGGTATTCTCCTAATAATCAAACTCAGCCACTAAGGATCATCCTATGGATTTGCTGAAGACCTTTGGACCACTGGTTAGCTCGGTCGCGCCTACGATTGCTACGGCTCTCGGTGGGCCTGTCGCTGGTATGGCTGTTAAAGCCCTGTCTAATGCCTTGCTAGGCCACGCTGACGGCACAGAAGACGAGATCAATGCCGCTCTCGCCAATCCAACGGCAGACCAATTGGCGGCTCTTAAAAAGATCGACGCTGATTTCAAGGTTCAGATGAAATCTCTGGATATTGATCTGGAAAGAATTGCTGCTTCTGACCGTGATAGTGCCAGAAACTACGCCATTATGACCCACGATCTTACACCAAGGGTTCTGGCAGTTATCGTTGTTGTGGCTTGGGGATGTGTGCAATGGTTCATGTTGCATAATGTCATCGAATCATCCATGCGTGAATTGATTGCCCGTGTTCTTGGCACACTTGATGGCGCTTTGATGTTGGTTCTTTCCTACTATTTCGGCTCCGCTCACCGTCACACGGATGGCAAGTAATGAAATCGAACTTTGATTTGGCTCTCAAGCATCTCCTGAAACATGAGGGCGGTTACGTAAATCATCCACGCGATCCGGGCGGTCGAACCAATCTCGGTGTCACACAACGTGCATGGGAAGAGTATAAAGGCAATCCTGTCGATGAACAGGAAATGCGGAGCCTGACGCAAGAGATGATCACGCCGTTCTATAAGACCCGATACTGGAACCTTGTCCGAGGGGATGAACTCCCCTCTGGGGTAGACTACTGCGCCTTCGATGTGTCGGTGAACTCTGGTGTCGGTCGTGCTGTCCGTTTCCTACAGCTTGCATCCGGTGTTGTAGCTGATGGTCTGATCGGACCCGGCACAATGAACGCGATTGCCAAGGCTGATCCTAAAGAACTGGTGAAGAAGATTTGCGATGAGCGTCGTGAGTTCCTTCATCGGCTGGATACATTCGACACATTCGGCAAAGGCTGGATGCGTCGAGTCTCAGATGTAGAGCGCGTAGCATTGGAAATGGCAGATGTCTCCCCCTAAGTTATCCAAGGAAGTAGCGGCAGAGACCGTCAAGGTCTTCTTTA